GGCGTAGTCGAGTACATCGGTGTCAGCGACCAAAACGAACCGCCAACTGTAGCCACCGAGGCCAACTGGCCGACGCTCGCGTTAGGCGCGTATGGCTTCTACGTGCGACCGAACCATATCATTCGCGGGCTGAACTTCACGGGCACGGGAGGCCTGGTTGTACGGCTGGAGGTTGGCGATTTTGTCGAAACCTGCGGGTGTTACAACTCGTCCGGCTCGGCGAATCAATATGCGTTTGGGGCTAGCAACCAATACTACTGTCGCATCGTCAACAGCGATGTGCGGTCAACGAACGGAATCGCGATTGATTCGACTCACGGTGTGATAGTCAATCGCTGCTACATCCACGACAGCGTTACGGCCATTGCCAACGCTGGGTTCGTTGACGAAAACCGGATAGACAGTTGCACGAACGGCGTGGTGTTCTACTCGGGGCCGTCAGCAACCTATAGTTTGCGAAACAACACGATTTACAACTGCACCTTGGGGGCGAATCTGCAAGCCCTCACATACGTGGCAGCTTACAATAATCTGTTCGATACGAACACGACGGCAATCTCACAGAGCAGCAGCCAGTTATTGCTCCATTCCGACTACAACAACTTCCACGGCAACACCACCGACCGAACGAACGTCACGGCAGGCGCGCACGACACGACCTCCGACCCCCAGTTCGTAGACGCGGCCAACGGCGACTTCACGCTCACCGCTGGCTCGCCCTGCCTGACCCAAGGTATGCCAATAGCCGCTGGCATGGGCGTTGCAACAGCCGTGACGACACACCAAGGCGCGGTGCCACCCGTGGCTAGTAGCGGTGGTAATGCAATCAATACAGGTGCTATCAATCAGCAGTTTATAAAATAACATTATTATTATATTCTCATAAGGAAAAATGAAAAATGGCCAACGCTTTAAATCAACTAGATACAGAAAACGCAGATGTCAATTTAACATCTCAAGTTACTGTATTAACTCATACTCCCAGTGTTAGTGAAGCACTACAATGTCAGGGGATTATATTCTTTGGTGATGGTGCTAAAAACTTGGACGGCTCAGGTGGTGATTTTGAGGTTAGTATTACCATTGGTGGGGTTGTACTGGAACCAGACCCCCAAGTAGTCACTTTTAGCACGGCCGTGCGTAGCACTGTATTTACTTCATCTTTTCCTGTTCCGGCTAATAAACAGGTAATCTTAAAAGTTAAATCTCCAAATGTCGCAGATACAGATGTGGATGTCACGGCTTATTTATATCAAGTGCCTAGTATTAGCCTTAGCGAAATGAAAAACTTTGACCCGGCAAATGACACCGTGGCTACTGTTACATCTGTTGGCACATGTACAACTAATACCGATATGCGGGGTACTAACGGTGCTTATACTGGTACTCCTCCGACAGCCGATGCCATTGGTACGGATGCAGCTAGTAAAGTTTTGGTTACTCCAGCTAATAAGTTAGCAACTGATATTACTGGAAATGTTGCTGCCAACAACATGCGTGGTACTGATAATGCCGCTTTAGCAACCGAATTAGCCAAAGTGCCTAAGTCAGATAGTAATGTTATTTTTAATACTACAGCTATAAATGGTGTAGCCGATGCAGTATTAGGGCGTGCCGTATCCAATGTTGAAAATACAGCCGATGTTTATTCGTTAGCTACTCTTATATTGGCTGCTTTGAATAGTGCCGTAGCTTCGGGCACCTGGACCATCAAAAAGACCGGTGGGACAACAAAAACAACTAGAACGGTTTCCAGTGATAGTAATGCAGAACCAATTACTGGGATTACTACGTAATTCTTTTAATATTAGTTAAACATCAAATAAGGAATATCATGTCCCAAGGTTTTTTTGACATATTCGGGGTTATACTGGGTTGGAAGTCTTCGACTAATACCGAAGACGACATCGTAGTAGTGAAAATTATTGACGACAACGCACAAAATGAAGCAAGCGCTGTTGTGGCAGACGGAGTTGGTTATATAGCCAGAGTATATGATGGTATAACAGTAGACACAATAGATGAAGTAAATACTAATTTATACAATAGATTTCACTGGACAGACGGCGGACGTGGGTTTTTCACTGGCAAGTAGATATTCACTGGAAAGTAGAGTTTCACTACGTAGTGAAACTTAAAAAAAATAAATCTTTGACACATTTAGTGTATTATACATTAAGGAAACATTTTTGTTATCAAAAGTTATAATAGTATAAATATATCATTATGAAGAAAAATAGCAATAAATCCACTATATTGACTTATGCCGCTGAAGATGGTTTGGTGCTTGATAATTGTTTAGCATATGTTTCACCAATAGTTCAAAGTCCTGAATCATTTATAACACAAAATATAATTGATGAAACACATAGAACTTTTGGAGCAGATATAACATTTGACCTGTATCCTATCCACACTATACTGGTAACTGTTGGGTGGAACAAAAACAAAGACGTTTTCTTGCCTAATGAAACGTGGGCGGCTAGATTTACTCCAGAAGATAAACCATTTAATATTGGACATAGACCCCGAGAAATCATTGGACATATTACGGCCAACGCAGTAGTAGACAATAACCTAAAAATTGTTGATGCAGCCAACTTTGAAGACTTACCAGACATATTTCATATATTAACCAGCGCTGTTATTTATAGACATATAAGTAGTATAGATGAAAAATTGGAGGAAGAGGCTGCCAAGCTCATTGAAGAGATAAGCAACGGTGATTGGTATGTTTCGATGGAGTCATTGTTTACTAATTTTGATTATGGAGTTTGCTATGCCAGTGGAGAGCAACAACTTATAACGCGCAATAAGGAAACAGCGTTTTTAACAAAGCATTTATCTATATACGGTGGGTTAGGCAAATATAACGGGGGCGATTTAGGGAGGGTATTAAGAAATATTACATTTAGTGGAAAAGGCTTGGTCAAAAAGCCAGCCAACCCCAACAGTGTAATTTTTAATGATACGTTTACGTTTAGTAATTATGCTTCGCATAATACCATAAACCAAATACATGGAGAAGAAATAATGGCTAATGAAGAAAAGTATGTTACCCAGCTAGAAGCACAAGTTAAAGCACTACAGGGTGATTTAGCTTCTGCTAACACTAAGATTGATGAACTGGGTGAAGCGCATGTTAAGGCTACCGTAGCTGAAAAAGACCGTGCTATTGAAGATTTATCTAAGCAATTACAGACTGTGCAAGAGCACCTAGATGCAACTAAAGCCAAGTATAATGAAGCTATTAAGTCTCGTGATGAACTGGCGACTGCCAAAGAAGACGTGACTGCAAAATTAACTCAAGCCGAGGAAAAGTTAGCTCAGGCTGACAAACTCACCAAATCTACAAATCGCGTTTCTCTATTAGTAGATAAAGGAATAGCCAAGGCTGATGCAGAGGTAGTTGTTGCTGATTTTGATAGTCTAAACGATGAACAGTTTGCTAAGATTGTCGAGTTGAAAGCTTCCGCCAATAAAGTTGCGGACACAATACCCGATGAAACAGAAGACAAGCCCGGTGAGGCCAACGCAAACGCAACGGATATTAATACTGCCGAACCCGAAAAAGACATCAATCTTGGTTCTACAGGCAACGATGAAACCAAAAATTTAATGTCTGCTTTGTCTGCATTTTTAGACGACAGCATACATGGTGAAACAGAAGATGATGAAGAGAGTGAAAATTAACTTAAACAAACAATTGGAGGTATAGTAATGGCTCTAAAAGGTGATAGATACGTGGTTGTATCAGATATTAGCTATTTCATGGACCAAGTTGCCACTCGTGGTGGCGTAGTGGTTCTGAAAACCGCTGGTAGTGGTGCTGCTTTAGACCAAAGTGAAGCAGAAGTAGAATATGCGGCTAGTCCATCTGGCGAATATGCGGTAGGCTTGCTGTTATGTGATATGGTTGACAAAGACCTTACACAGACACATCTAAATTTCCACAAGGATGAACAGCAAAAGGGTAGCAAAGTATCTCTGATGCGAGAGGGTTGGGTTGTTACAAACATGCTTATGAGCGGTGTGACTCCAGCCGGTGGCAACAAGGCATATCTAGGTCTTAGTGGGTTGCTAACAACCGCTACAACTGGTCCTGGTGGATATAGTTATCTTGAGGTTGGTCGTTTTGAGTCTTCAAAAGATGAAGATAGTTATGTCAAAGTATATGTTAAGTTACCTAAGTAAATAAGGGAGAAATAATAATGCGTAAGAAGAGAACTCGGCCAACTGCTGAAATGGTTCAGGTGCTTCGTAATAGTGGTTCAGTGGATGAAGGTGTCGCACTACCAGCACTAAGACAACTAGCAGTAGCCCTACAATCACCGCTTCGTAGTGGTGTGCTTTATGGTGATATTACAGGTGATATTTTTGAGCAACTGGTATTAGAACCTGATGCTGCACCAGAATATCCACTGGACTTTATACAGCCCGGTACTGAAAAAGATTTCTATGCTTATGCTGTCCCAAATCAGGGCCGTATTCCACAGCGTAGTGTAGAAGGCGACTTTGTAACTATTCCGACATTTGATATTGCTGCGTCGATTGACTGGTTGCTGAAATATGCCCGTCAAGCACGTTGGGATATTGTATCTCGGCGAATGGAAGCATTAGAAGCCAGTTTTATTAAAAAGTCTAACGACGATGCGTGGCATACCATACTTGCCGCTGGAGTGGACAGAAACATCATGGTTTATGATAGTGCTGCCACCGCTGGTCAATTCACAAAACGCTTGGTTAGTCTTGGTAAAACTGTCATGCGGCGAAACGGCGGCGGTAACTCCACCAGTATCAACCGTGGTAAGTTGACTGATGGTTATTTAAGCCCAGAAGGTATTGAAGATATTCGTGACTGGGGTGTTGACCAACTTGACGAATATAGTCGGCGACAAGTCTTTGAGGCCGAAGATGGTACACTCAGTCGTTTGTTTGGTGTAAACCTGCATGACATTGATGAACTTGGTGTCGGTCAGGAATATCAAAACTTCCTTACCAATGAACTTAGTGGAAGTCTACAGACTAGCGACGTTGAATTAGTTATTGGGTTAGACCTACGAACCAACGATAGCTTTGTCAATCCAGTGCGTGAAGAGTTGCAGGTTTTTGAGGACAAGTGGTTGCACCGTGAACGTCGGGCTGGTCTATACGCATGGGCCGAACACGGCTGGGGTGTATTAGATAACCGTCGTGTTATACTACTGTCATTCTAAACATTGTATAATAAAAAGACATATAAGGAGTAGTAACGCGGCGGCGAACCGTTCGTTCTACTCCTTTTTTTGTTGGTATAAAGATATCAAATCAGCAGGAAGTGCATATTATGGCGTGGACAACTGATATTGTAATGGTGGTGCGTGGGTTAATTAATGATATGGACTCGCCGTATGATTATTCAGACACGCGACTTAAACAGTTAATTTGTATTGCGGGTGTTTTGCTTATACAAGAGGCTTCATTTACAACTTCGTATACAATTGACCTCAGTGAATTTACTATTACACCGGACCCGTCTAGTGATGCTGATTTTGTAGCGTTAGTGTCCTTGAAAACCGCTTGCATGATTTTGAACGGTGAACATAAAAATGCAGCAAATTCATCTCTCAGTGTTAAAGACGGCCCGGCTTTTATTGATAGCACCAGCAAAGCCAAACAACTTGGTGAATTAGCTAAATCAATATGTGAAGCATATAATAAAGCCAAATTTAGTTATCTTGCCGGTGATGGTAGCGTGGGCAGAATTATTATCGGCCCATACAACGCTGGTAATTCTTCTGATAGTGGTAGAAATTTTGGTTAATAATATAAGGATAAATTGAAATGGCTACAATGGCTACAAAGGTAGTTTCCGCAAACTCACAAAAAGAGGGCACCCGAATTACTTATGTAAGTGAACAGGGAGAGGCTGAGGTATACGGAGGCGAAGTAATCGCGGTTACTGGTGGGTTTGTCGTTACTAATACTAGGTGGGCTGCCCGGTCTATGGGGAATGGAGGGGCGGTCTCTTAATGGCTGGTAAGTTTCCGTCGCTAGGCGACTTTGATATTCCCGGTGGTATTTTTGACCTACATGAATGGGTCACTGATGAATTTATTGACGGCGAGTTAGGAGTAACTTGTACACTGATATTCCCTGCCAAACGTGCGCCTTGCGATAATTGTTTATTTTCCACTGATACAAATCGTTCAGCTAACATATATAAAACTGGTGGCCCAATTCCATTCGCTAATCATGGTATATGCCCGCGATGTCAAGGAAGAGGATTATTAGAAGAACCATCAACTGAAAGTATGCGGCTACGTGTCTATTGGGAGGCTAGTGATTGGTCAAAAATGGGTATGGCTATTGCTGACCCAGAAGCGGTATGTATGGTAATAGGTTATATGGTGGACTTGACTAAATTTGAGAGAGCCAACTTTATTTTATTAAATGATGAACTAAAAAATATTCGTAATTATAAATGTAGCCGAAGTGGTGAAGCACAACCGTGGGGTTTCCGGCATAATAGGTATTTTGTACAGTGGCTTAAACGGGCAAACTAGCATTTGGTAGATAATGTTAAAACTAAAAATGAAAATGGTCACTCCCTTAAGCAAATCAAAGCAATTAACTATAGACGCGTTATATAAAGAGGTATTGAAGAAGGCGGCAAGCCCTATTTTACAGACAAATTTATTAAGTGGTGTTAAATCAATTCTTCGTCAAGCCTTGGTACAACAAATACAATATCAGGAAATGTTAGATAATAATAGCAGATTGCGGGCTGAACTTGGTGTTGTAGACAGTGCGGCGGCAATCAACTCAGTTGTTGATACTTGGGTCAATAGTGTAAGTGTCACGGTTAATAAACCTCATAAAGTCGGTAATCAAATTGTCGGGGTTTTAGTGAGTATAACAGCTATTGATGCTAGTTATCAAGATGTCATAGAACAGGGATACGCTAGTTATGACACGGAAAAAGGAGAGAATATCCCGTGGCTTGAATGGTTATTAACTAAAGGTGTTGAGTTAGTTATTTTTGACCACATTATTTTTAAACCTGTTCATGGGACAGATAAATCACGAACACATACTAATACCATTATGGCAAAGAGTGCGGGCAAAGCGTGGGGGGTTCCAATGTATGCTGCTGGTACATCGGGCAATAATATGGCTAGTCATGCAGCCGCGTTGGCATTACCGGAAATAAAAAAACTGTTAGAAAAACAATTTAATTAGAGCACATATACATGGGATTTAAAGGTGTTACAAACTGGCGTAGAGATGGCTATCAAGACAATCTGCGGTATGGGTTGTGGTCTTGGAGTCGTTGGTCGATGCTAGACGTAGGTGGATTTGAGAATGTGTTATCGTCTCAGGCAAGTGGATTATATGGTGGACATCCTGCTATATTAAGACCTGTTACAGACCCAAATTTTACAGATGGACAAGTATGGGAGGGTATTAGGTCAGACTGGGTATGGGAGACCGGATTATCTTATTCTGTGCAACCCCGTGCGTGTAGTGGTGTATATGTTAGCGGTGTATTTAAGCCGACTTTGACTGAAACTGGAGTGTATAAACATTATGTTGATTATCCAAGGGGTCGTGTCGTATTTACTTCACCACTTGACGTTGATACTACCGTAAAATGTGATTATTCTTTTAGAATTCCAACAATAGACTATGTTGATAAACCGTGGTTGCAAGAGTTACTATATGGGTCATTAGACGTGCAAAGGTCTGATTTCTTAATACAGGGTTCTGGGTCTCATAATAGATTGGCAGAAACCCGTTGGCAGATGCCGTCTGTGGGGATTGAGTTATCAAATAGAGTAAAGTATAAGCCATATCAGTTAGGCGGTGGGCAATTTGTATATCAAGATGTTTTGCTTCATGTATTTGCTGAAAATTCAGAGGATAGAGATAAATTATTAAATATTTTTAGTAATCAAAATGATAAAGTGATTACAATTCCAGATATGGGTTTAATGAAAACAAGTGCTCAGTTTCCAGTTGACATTGACATTTATGGTAAACCAGTTAATATCCCAAAACAATATAATGATATTATCGCCCCAACCGGAGATGGTGGATTTGAGTGGACAAGAGTAATGTTACGTAATACTACTGCTCAAACTTTGCAAACTATTAATAACTGGTTATATAGAGGGGCTGTTAGATATACATGTGAAGCAATTTTTGAGAACATATAGCTATATTAGTGTATAATACAGTAGTTCAACTATTAAAAATTTTTATAATGGGAGACAAATTGTGGCAGAAAATCAAAGAGTATTTTATGCGTGTGAAAGGGCAGGTATTGCCCCAATGGGTAATACTAGTAAGCAATTTGAAACTATTCGTGGTTTACAATCTGCAAATATGACCAGCACATGCAATCTTGAACAAGTATTTGAGTGGGGTCAATTAGCCATTTATGAAAACATCGAAGGTGTCCCAGACGTTGAAGTAACATGCGAGAAAGTATTGGATGGTTATTGTCCAATTTATTTACTTGCTACTCAGACAGACGGTGATGGTGATGTTCCGTTATATTCTACTTTGAGCGGTCGTGCTCAAGGCCAGTGTATTATGGCTATTGGTATTTATGATGAAACTGGACAAGTGGCGGATATTGTCGGGTCACTTGGTGCCGAAGTTCACATGAGTGGGCTTTATGTTTCGTCTGTTGGGTATTCAGTGTCAGTTGATGGGAATGCTACTGAAAATGTGACTCTTGTTGGCAACAACAAAGTTTGGGTTATTGGTTCGGAAGGGACTGGTAATTTTGAATATGATTGTACGGCAGCAACATGGTTAGATACACCGTGGACTAGCGGTTTAACAGACCCAAAAGCTATAACTGGTAGTGGTGGTGTCAACCGTCGTGAAGACGTGCTGTTTGGTACTGGTGTAGATGTATGTGTATTACCGACAAATATTCCAGGTATTACAACTGTTAGTGGTAGCGGGTTTAACGTATTGAGCGGCGGTGAATATGGTGCCCACATTCAAAGTTGGAATGTCAATGTTGACCTTGGACGTGAAGAACTCTTTGAACTTGGTCGTCGAGGCCCGTATTACCGATATGTCAACTTCCCAGTTGAAGTCACTAATGAAATTACAGTTATCACGACTAGCGGTGATATGATTTCTATGACAGAAGAGGGAATTTATGATACTGGTGTGGGCTCATGTGGTAATCGTTATAACTTAACTGACCAGAAAATCAAACTAGTTCTATGTGAAGGTCTTGTTGTAGATTGCGGAGCTAACAACAAACAAGCCAGTGTTGGTGTTTCTGGCGGTGATGCTAGCGGTGGCAACATGGAAGTCACCTATACTTATACAAACTTTAATGACTTTGATGTCACTCACCCAAGTGATAAAACAACATTTGTATAAAGATTATAGTTGTTAAAATACGGGGGGTGGCTTAATACCGCCCCCAATTTATTAGGACATATTTTTTAGGAGATGTAATGTCGGAAAAACAATCTATTCCCATCCAAGCCGTTGACGCTGACCAATTACCGCGTGAACACGGCATTTCTTATGATGAAGTCGCCTATATAATTGGCAGTTTATATCTTGATTCTCATCATCGTGTTAAAGTTCTTGAAGAACAATTCTCGGCCGTCTCAGAAGAATACAAACAACAATTGTCTTATTCTCAAGCCTCCGAGTCAGAGTTAAAAAAGCAAGTTATATCTCTACGCAGAGAACTGGAAATACTTACTACAGGAAGGGAGACTGGTGGAACACCAAGCAATACTACTTCATCAAATCATGGCGGGGATGATTGTTTGTCCGATAATTCATAAACGATATTATATATACTCACCATCTCCTGCTGATATGTTAGAAGCGTCTTTATTATACGATGAGGTTTTTGAAGAATGTAGATGGTCTGGTGTATTGACAGACGAAGATATGTTACAATATATGATAAATAGTGGATTGTGGTCGGTAGAACAAGACGGTGAATTAAATACAATGCCATCTAGGCTAGACGCATTAAAGACAGAAGCTTATTTAAAATATGTTGATTTCAAAGGAAAACAAGTAGATACTATACGTAAAACATTGGAGAAATTACGTAAAAGACAAAGTGAATTATCATCAAGTCGATATGTATATAACATGTATACTTGTAATGGTTTGGCGGAATCATTTAGCTTACAATATTTATTAACAAAACATGTTTATTTGCAGGAAAATTTATTTGATGAGAAAACCCGAGTGCAGGATTTGTCATATAATTTTATCCAATTATTACTTGAAGAATACTTACATAATAAACCCAGTGAGTTAGACCTACGTAAGTTGTCTAAATATGATAAATGGAGAATGGTGTGGTCGAGCGGTAGACAAGAAGGTAGAGTATTTGGGAGGCCATCAATTGAACTCACCAGTGAACAACAAAGTTTAATAGCTTGGTCAAAACTGTATGACAACATAAATGAACATCCTGAATCGCCGCCAAAAGAGGTCATTGACGATGATGATTTATTAGATGGATGGTTAATTTTAGAACAAAAGAAGAATAAACATAAACCTGGAAATAACAAACACGGCAAACCCGGTGCGTCAGAAGTATTTATTCCCGTGGAATCCAAAGAGGATGCAGTACGCGTTGGGCAAATGAATGATGCAAAGAGTAGATTTATAAAAGCACAGCGTATGGCAGTATTACAGAAACAAGGTGCGGTTTTAGAACAAAATATGCCAGATTCGCAACAAAGGCTATCAATACAGGCAGCACAGCAATTTCGTGAGAGGGTTAAAAATAATAGGAAGTAATACATGTGGAGGTAATTATGGATACAATGGGACCATTACAAGGTAAACAGGCTCGTATTTTAGCAGGCAAAGTACAACAATCACGTAATGAAAAATATTTAGAGGCATCAAGAAACAGATTAGATAAGATTGTTTCTCAAAAAATTAGAACATCTTTCATCGGGGCGCTCTCGGCATTTGAAGATGTCTTTGGGTTTTTATGGGGTTTTAATCAAAGTGAGAAATTAACTAAAGAACAAGAGGAAATGCGTCAGTTATGGGAAAAGGCTAGACACGCAGTATTAAATAACGGTAATACACAATTGCGTGCTGCACAAAATGAGATTGCAAATCATATTATAGAGTGGAATAGGTATCACACAAGTTTTATTTTTAAAGGAACTAACTAATGAAAAAGGAAACATTTGAAGTGGACGGTGTTTTATACGCGGTTATCGAACCTAAAATTCAAGACGGTCGTGAGGCACAAAAAGTGTATAATAAGGAGTTGGCAAGTGCATTAGCCAGCGGTGGATTGTTCAAACGTAGAATTGATTCGTATATGCGAGAACAAGGCTTGTGGAGTGATGAGCAGGAAAAGCAAAGACTTGACCTGAACAGACAACTCCGAGACCTTGAACTTAAATTGCGTGGCGGTAATATTAAACTTAGTGAAGGCCGTAAAATCGCATTAGAAATTAGTAAGACTCGAATGAAGTTACGCGAGCTTATGGCTGAACGTAATGACATGAGTATAAACAGTGTTGAAGGTCAAGCAGAAAACGCCCGGCTAAACTTTTTAGTATCACGTTGTATTGTTGATAATCAAACAGGTAAGCCCGTATTTAACACAGTTGATGAATACTTAAATAAAGCTAGTTCCGGGGATGCAGTTGCACTCCAAGGTGCTAACCAATTTGCTGTTATGATGCTTGGTATGGATAAAGACTATGATGCAAATTTGCCCGAAAATCAATTCTTACTCAAGTGGAAATTTATTGATAAAGATTTTCATTTAGTAGATAACAATGGAGACTGGATTGATGAAGACGGCAGACGATTAGATAAAAGCGGTAATTATATAGATGGCAAAAATCATCTTGTAGATATTGATGGATATCCAATTGATAAAAACGGCGAGTATATAATTGAAGAAGAAAAGCCATTTTTAGATGATAGTGGGAATCCTATTGTAGAAGACGTTGTTGTAGAAGATATTGCGGTAGAAAAGACTGTGGTCGAAGAAGTAGTCAACGCATAGTATGTGGATAGGACTATATTGTCGGATAGGCAATCAACTGTGTTGGCGTGTAGTCAGCAGCGTTGGTGTGTTAAATCTGGTGATATAGTCCTTTTTTTTATTTATGATATACATTGTGAGAAAAATAAATGGCAGAATCTTATGACCTTGTGGCTAGGCTGGTTTTGCAAGGCCCCCAAAATCTAGACCAAATCATACGTAGAATTCATACCAGTGTTAATAGTATTAAATCTACGGTTAATATAACTATACCTCCTGCTGCAAATCAAGCTATTCAGGCGTTAAATGCGTCGTTGACTACAGCAAACACGCTACTTGCTCAAATGTCTAGTAGTGCTCAGTCTGCTTCTACAGCACTAAAAAGTGCCTCAACTCCACTTAAAACTACCGCTCAAAATACTGCCCATCTAGCCCAGTCGTCTACTAAAGCGTCTAAGGAAGTAAAAAAAGTAGCGGATAATATGAAGATGGCTTCTACAGAGGTAGCCGAGTTCGGCCGTGCGTCTGCATTGGCGGTTAGACGATTTGCTGCGTTCAGTATTCCCGCTGGTATTCTTTTAAGCTTAATTATGAATATCAAAAAGGGTGTTGGTGCGGCAGTAGACTTTGAACGAGAAATGATAAAAGTTCAACAGGTTACTGGACGAACAAGAGAGGGTTTGTCTGAATTGGAAGGGACTATCGGACGTTTAAGCACTACTTGGGGTTCTTCATCGTCTGAGCTACTGAACGTCTCTCGTATACTGTCGCAAGCTGGTCTAAATGCTCGTAAAACTAAAGTTGCTATGGAGGCTATCGCTAAGTCAGACTTATCTCCTACTTTTAATAATATGACCGAGACCGCCGAAGGTAGTATTGCGGCTATGCAACAATTTGGTTTTGAGGCCGAAGCCCTAGAAGGCAAACTAGGTTCATTGAATGCTGTCGCCGGGGCCTTTGCTGTCGAAAGCACTGACTTAATTTCAGCTATACGTAGAACGGGCGGTGCGTTTGAAGCCGCCGGTGGTAGTATTGAACAGTTGATGGCTTTGTTCACGTCTGTCCGGTCCACTACTCGTGAAAGCGCTGACTCCATTGCCACGGGCTTTAGAACTATTTTTACTAGGCTACAAAGACCTAGGACAATTGAGTTTTTAAAAGAGCTAGGCGTCGAACTACAAACATTGGATGGCAAGTTTGTTGGACCTTACGAGGCTGTAAATCAGTTACACAATGCTTTGAGAAACCTTGACCCCAAAGATGTTAGATTTGCCCAGGTGGTTGAAGAATTAGGTGGTTTCCGTCAGGTGTCTAAAGTTATTCCATTGATTCAACAGTTTGACAAGTCTCAACTAGCATTGGCAGTAGCAATTGGTGGTACTACATCAGTTATGGAAGACGCAGAGTTGACTCAACAATCACTCGCTGTACAAATTGCAAAAGTTGCGGAACAATATCAGATATTATATCGTTCTGTAGCAGGAAGTGAAATTTTCAAGGGAGTATCAAAGTTTGCACTGGATTTTGCTAAAAACTTGTCTCAAGTTGTACAACAAATCAAACCAATGATTCCGCTACTACTGATGGTTGGAACATTGAAGGTCGGTGGCATAGCAAGACAATTTGTTGGTGGATTTGGTCAAGGTATGTTTAAGCTGGGAGGACATGAAGAACAAAGCGGAATTATAAAGGGAAATATTTCAGCAACTCAAGTTCTAAGTAAGAGTGTCGCGGTTAATACGTCTGCCGTAGAAAAAAACACAGCGGCGTTATACTCTAGATTTAATCCAATGGGTGTGATGCCAGTTTCGCCTATTGGTCGTGATACTAGGAAGATGACCTACACTCAAAAGAGATTTCCAGGTATGGCCCGTGGTGGTTTGGTGCCTGGTAGTGGGTCTGGTGATACATTTCCGGCAATGTTACAGCCAGGTGAGTTTGTGCTTAAAAAGAGTGCCGTGCAAGCGATGGGGTATGAAAACATAGCGGGGATAAATAAGTATGCTACCGGTGGCAAAACTAGTAAGTCTGGGACACACACAGCGGTATTAAAACATGGTATTTTAGGTGCTGTCGCCCTAGAAGGCAGCGGTAAAAGGTACGCTACCGTTTCGCAAAATGTACCACAAGGTTTGAAAATACCTGGACATGGACAACCATTTACAAGGGTTGAAGGACGATTGAGGGCTGCTACCTTAGACAAAAAGATTTCAGGTGAATTTCAGTCAGAATTTTTACCGTCCATAGACAAGTTTTTAAATGGGTTAGTGTCGTCAGTTTTCACACGTAGTAACATACCTGCATTAAATATGCAAGAACAGCAAATTGCTAAGGCGGCTTCGTCTCGTATAGATACCAGAGCTATGTTGGGGCATGTTTTTGAGGCATTAACCAGTAAAATGACTGGTGCTCAAATAACTCCTCCCGGTGCTACTTTTGATATTGATTCGGTTTCCCCTGATATTATACGCCGTTTTAATTTATCTTTTTCCCCTAAACTAAGAACTGAAAGATATTTAGAGTTAAAGAAACAAATTGCTGGACAAGAAGGTGATATAGGTTCCAAGATTGTTAAAGCTATCGGTAGCGGAATGTTGTCTGGTAAAGACTTTACAGCTAGAAAACATGAAAAAGATTTTTACAAAGAAACGCCTGCCAGAAGGCGTAGAATTATAGCCCAAAATAAAAGAAGTGGAATGAATATACCATTGCCTGGGTTGGCCAGTGGTGGTCAAGTCGATACCGTTCCAGCATTGCTTACTCCCGGTGAGTTTGTAGTTAATAAACAATCTGCCCAGTCTATAGGATATGGCAACCTACATAAAATGAATAAGTATGCCGCTGGTGGGCAAGTGGGTGGAAACATCGGCGTTAATGCAGGACAAAATTTATTTGGGCTCATAATGTTAAGTAGTTTTGTCCAAACATTGGTTGATGCTGATAGTGAGTTAGGGAAATTAACTAGTAGTTTTGGCCAAGCTCTTATTGCGATGGAAGCACTACGAATGGGGATGGGTGGTGCCCAAAGAATAGGTGGTGGTCTAGCCCAATCATTTGGAGCAAAAGGGCAGCATGGACCTGCATATACTCATACTATGGGAATGATTTATAATCAACCAGTTTTACCAACACAAAGTGGTGTTTCAGATTTAGACAGGCAACTTGGTGTCAAACCTGTGCCACAACGAATTAATAGATTTATGGGTAATGATAGTCATCTTAATAAATTGACCAATCATCTTTTTGGTATGGATAAAGAGGTTGTAGGATTAACCGGGGCGTTAGGAGCAGCGGGGCTTGCGGCAATATATTTTGGTGGCCAAATGACCGCTACCGCTGATAAAATGGCTGCTAGTGCAAGGTCAATCGGTGAAGTACAAGCTGCTGTCAGCAAAGCTCAAAGTGCGGCTACATTAAGTGCCGCTGGTACTGGTGCTCTTGGTGCTGGTATGATGGGGATGCAAGTTGGGGCTCAGTTTGGTGGTAGGGGTGGCCTGTGGGGTCTGCTTGCTGGTACTTTAATCGGTGGTGGCCTGGGTGTTGGATACGCCGCATTAAACGCGGACAAGGAAGCAGAGCGAGTACGTAAAATAAACCGTACCGAACGTGGTACAGAAGCAGACGAATTAGTCAACAATGCACTGGAGGATTTATTATCAAATAACGTAAACATAGCAACAACCCCCAGGTGGGCAGATTTAACCAAGGGTGTAGGTGAAAAACTTAGCATTGCCCGTGAATCCACAGATAAAGAAGAGGTTATAACTAATCGAAAAGCGGTTCGTGCATTACTCCCTCAAATGGAGCAGTTGCGGACTAAACTTATAGATAGTGGAACATCACTGGATGACTTTAAAAACAAGAACACTAATGCTGGTGTTATAATTGAGACAATGGCTTTTGCTCAACAGTCGAGCGTATATGATGTAATTAAGGCCACTGAAAAGGAAATAGCGACTCGTAAAAAGTCAGCCGACCTAAGTAAGCTGGGGAAAAATGCCGCTAGCGAATTTGGTCATTTAACAGATGTGTTGCAGAACTTTGGTTCCACACTAGCTAATATGACTTATGAATTTAACAAAGCCAGTGAAGAAATTCATACTTCCATTGAGTTGTTACACGGCAATGTTAGTATTACTCCATTTGGTGGTGGGAAAGGTTTTTCTGGTATAACTGATATATTAAGCGGTGGTATCGTAAACATGCAAGACCAAGAGGCCGGAATTAAACAGGCTTTTGGCAAAGGTAATATATCAGCACAGTTAATCGACCTCAGCAACGCTATCAATGATATGCCGGAAATTTTACGTGACGTAGCTCGCGGTGGTACAGACGTAAACCAAGAACGTATTATAAACAGATTCCAGGAAGAAACTAAAAAATATAAACCCAACACTATGGGAAAATACTTGTCTGATATAGTAGGGTCGGCAATTGAAGAAACAATACTCAAGCGTAGTGGTGAAGATACCGGTGACGCAGGCTTCATATCTGGCGTATTATCTAACTCTCGGGCTATGACAGAAAAGTTAATTGGCCCAGAAGTCAAAGCCATGAATGATGAAATTCAAGGCATACTTAAATCAATGCTAGAAAACGCTAGCGTTCTTGATAAAATTATAACTTCTCAAATTCAACTTCAACGAGAAATAGTACAAGCAAACTTGCAATTGAAAAAAGACGCATTGAGCAACCGTCAACAGTTATATGAGTTGAGGAATCCAGAGAAAATTTTCGGCTTAAAAGAATTACAAGCGGCTAAATCTAGTCAAATAACAGACCTTGTACCGAATGCCAACGCACTTGGGATTACTGGAATGGCCAAGGCTCTCGATTCAGTAAATCAACAAATTCAATCACAACAAAATCTTAGACAGGGAATGCAGTATGGGACCGACCCTTATATACAGGCTACCGAAGGCTTAAAAGGATTATATCTGCGGGCTTATCAACTACAAACGGCGTTAGGGCTATTGCGGGACACCACCGAGGAAGCGGCTCAAATACAAAAAACCTTAAGTAAACTGGAAGAAAATAAAAAAGCCCGTTATGGTATTGCTGAACGATATGCTTTTGCCGGGCGGGCTGAACGGCAGGAAATTCTACGTAGCATAGATGATGTGATGAAAATTCAATCGGGCTTAGACCCTGCGATGCTTCCTGCTGATAGACGTGGGGCAGCATATAACATGTATCAACAAATGCGTAATACACCAGCATTAATGTTTGGAGTGGATGCTAAGGGCCAAGGTAAAACTGGTGGGGAGGCCGCTTTTGGTGTGGTAGATAAGATGTTACAGAGAATTTTTGGCGCGGAATTTGGTGGTGAGATTGCAAAGAATAATAATCCTCTAGAGAGGAACGCCAAGGAAACTGAACAAATTAACGCACTAGAGACATTGGCTAACCGTCGTATGGCTGTGGAAACAGCGATGGTTACAAACATGGAGTCAATGAATGTTGCTCTACAAACTAAAGTGAATGACTTAATTAAACTGAATATCGGTGGTATTGAACAAGGTATAGAAGGTATTCTGAAAAGGGCTGAGTTGTCAAACCTAAAACGCCGAGAGGGTGAGGCTCAATTACAATATGGTGATTTACAAACTAGGCAAAATAAACTACGAGAAGCAAATAAATTGGTTGGTGGAGTAATGCCAGGTCGTGGCGCGGAACAGATTTTGGGGACATTGGACGCGGAAAAGGAAACATATGATAAATATAAGAGGTTCGGGGAAGGAACAGCTTATTTTCAGGCTCGTAAAGGTAATATACAAGGAAGACAATCTATCCAAGATATATTAATGGGTAGTGGTGGTGATAGAAATATAATTCAATCGAGACTTATAGAATCTGGTATGATGGGAGAACGCGGTAAGTATTTTGAAAATCAAGAAGAAGCACAGCGTAAAACAACAGATAATTTAACAGATATATATCATAAATGGTTTAAAACTATACCATTAAATGGTCAAGAGTATATTGACGCCACTGGAAGTAAAGAAAGATTTAATTTTAATAAAGACTTAGACAATATATTTTCAGACCTAGCCGGTTTCTCATTTGAGTCTCAACTTAATGCATTAGATAATCTAGGGAAAGCCGCTAAAATACCATCCGATAAACTAGATAAATTTGGCCAATTATTAAGTCAACATGGTGATAAATTATATGAGATAATTGGTAATTTAGGCAAAGTCAATAGTCAAGAGTTGAAAGATTTACCTACAAGTATTACAACTCTTAAGGGCTCAATTGATGACTTAAATATTAAAATTCAAGCCTTAGGCGAGAAACCAGCTAATGCTAATATACCGCAGGGTAATGTAGTAAATGGAAATGTTATAGCTAAAGCAATGGGTGGTGTTATTAATGGCACTGATACGGTTCCAGCGATGTTGACCCCCGGTGAGTTTGTTGTTAAAAAGTCCATTGCCCAAAAGAATATGTCCATGCTGACTGCGTTAAACCAAGGCCAATCAGTTGTCGGCAACGAGGGAGTATTATATGCTCGACAAGGCGGGAAAATGTCTCGTGAAGAGTATCAAGCAGAGATAAAACGTCGTCAAGATGAATATAAAATGGGTAAAAAGGAACGGGCTGTGGGAAAAGACGTTGATAAAGATTCATGGGCCTACAATCGTAGACAAGAGATTGCGGCTTCTCGCCAAAGAAATAGATTAAGATTACAGGGCCGTAATACTATGGCTCAAGACGCGACTAATATTATTAGAGGAGGTAGAAAATATGCCGGTGGTTTAGCCAACATTGGTATTGCTGGTGTAGAAAGATTACAGAAAGGTATGTCAACCGTTGGACGATATGGTTCATATATGAAAGACTATGCTACTATGGACGATGGTGTCAGGTCTTTACTTGGTGGTCCGGCAAAATATATACAAAACCGTAATCAAGCATATAAATATTCACAACAACAATTACAACAAAACAAACAAATTTCTGATGTTGGTATGATGGTTGGTCAAGCAATTGGTGGTGGTTTACAAGATGTTGGTAAAGCAGGAATTAGTTCTTATAACTATATGACTGGTCAAGACAAGGGTATATATATTGGTGGTCAGAGAGTAACCCCGTTCAATCGTCAAGCTTTAATGGATGAAGAACGTAAACGGCTACGTTCATATCGCAATGACGTTGGTAGTTTTCATAACGGTGGCTTTGTACCAGGCACGGGAGAGCAAAGGGCTGTTTTACAAGGCGGTGAATATGTTTTAAGTAAGTCTGCCGTACAAGCTTTGGCTAAGGGCGGTGTTGTTAAAAAATATGCTGATGGTGGGTCGGTGACAGGAAATGGGCAGGAAGTGCAAATGGGGTTGTCGGGCGACGTTAAATCTATCATTGATTCAATGTCCCAGGGCATAAGAGATAGTGCGGGCTTAATTCAAGAATCATTTAACTCTGCACCAGACAAATTTACTACCATATTTGATAGTTTTAGTGGTCAGTTCATCAACACTGTTCAGATTATGGACGCCGCTGTAATTAAACTACAAACTAGCGTAACAGCATTATCAGATATGCCAAAGGAATTTGACAACATATTTACTAATAATATTTCCTCGTTGACATCGTTTGGGCAAACTTTCGACACGTCTGTTAGTACACTAGACAACAGCTTTAATGTGTTTGGGCAAGGAGTAAATAGATTAGCTGAGGCAATGACCCAAGCTGCTTCATTTGCAGAATCAATACGGGGTGCCGCCCAAGAAATGAAAGACGCATTAGCTCAAGATATTAATATTTCCGTGACTCATAAGCATGAGCCTATAACTGTGAGATTAGAACAAGGTGGAACAACCACTCAAGACGGGAACGCCTTCAAAGATATGGTGTTGAGTGTTGTTGGACCTGAAATAGACAAACTAAGAGACAGAATTCGTGAACGTGGTTTTGGATTAGCATAGGATATATACATGACAGAAATACATGATGATTTTACATTATATATTCAGCAAAGTGAATCCGGGTCTAGTGTATCCTTATGTGTTACTGGACATTCTCCCAGTAATTCTTATATAACTCTATTATTAACTGGTGGTGTTTCAGCCAGTGATGATTGTCCACTATTTATAGATGGATATACATATAGGGAAAAATATGGTTATTTATATATTAATGGGTATACTAATGAGATAAATAGCTATTCGCCCTTATTTATACAAGTAGGCACCGATGGCTTATATGGCACACAAGGTAATATGACTTTGTATATGCCCACGCCCATGCAAGACCATATGGGTTTCCTATTTATCAAGAACACTCAGGCGTCCGTCCCACAATCGCTGGCCCGCACCCTGATTATAAACGGGGCTGTATCAGGAGATTATGGGAGTATAAATCTATTTTTAAATAACACCGGTGAATATGATGTATTACCATTGTATATTAAGGCCCCTGGCACGTGGAAAAATCATATACCATCATGTCGTGGAATTCCATTATTTATAAATCGTCCTGATGAATCAGTAATGTGTTCATTGTTCTGTAAAGCTTATGATGATGGTGCTAATAGTTATATACCACTTCATATATATAGTACAATACAAACTACAGATGATATGACATTGGTTATACCCAATGTTGTTTCACCGCCCGTAAATAGTTATATTAATTCATTTATTGCTGGACACATTAATCTTAATGATGATATTAGTTTATATAACTGTGGTTTTTTGACCGCTAATAGTTATTTAAATATGGTAGTTAATCCAAACAATGGGGCAGTCAACTCGTATACTTCTCTATTTATAAACGGGGTATATATCATCGACAATAATATGATTTTGGTTATGCCAGATGTGTATAGTTATTCATATACTGCACTTCCTGCTTATATTTTTGGGTGGGGGTAATAATAGGGAGACACTATGGTAGCTCAAACTGCTGTTTTATATAATGGTCAAAGATTAATTCCTGCCCCGCGAGTAAGTTTTTCGCGTAGCCATAGACGTTCTGCCGACAAATCTATTATTGGTACAGAACATAATGTAACTCTCAGTGGTGAATTAGTAGGATGTAAGGGATTTGACTTTACTGGTGGCGAACCCGCTTTATATACTGGTAGTGATTATCCAGCAGACGATACTTCATGTGATTCTTTTTCCAATTTAGTTTATATGACTGAAAGGTTACGTGAACTATTTAGTGTATCCAGTGATTATAAGTGGTTTGAAATAATAGGTTGCGAAGGACTTGTTAGAAAGTGGTTAGCTCGGGTAGTTAATATTGATTTTGCCGAAGGTAAGTGGACCGACATTGTTCCATATACAATCACCCTAGAACTACAAACGGACAATGTAACAGACGAAGATTTACATATTGACCATACTGAAACATGGGATGTGCAGTTTGACGAAGAAAGCGGTGGGATATACACATTAAGTCATACACTGTCCTGTCAATCTGAAGAATATTATGATGTGACTAATAACCTGCGGGATGGATGGAAGCAAGCCAAGTCCTGGATAGATGCTAGACTTGCTACTTCGGCTTATACTGGTACTGCACCAGTTACTATTAAAAACGCTTATATATTTGGTGTAGCAGGTTTTAACTTAGTTGATTATACCGCGTATAACTATACTGTTCAACGTAGCCTTGATGAGTATAATGGGACATACGCGGTTACAGAAACTTGGGTATTATCTAAAGACCCAGTTTTTCGTACTTGGACGATTGCATATAATAAATCTCGTGAAGATTATGGTACGGTATCAGTAGACGGTGAATTTAAGTCATTTTTAGATAGAACATCCTCGACTGAAACCGCTCCAACAAATGGAGGGGCTGCATTAACCGCCTTTAATACGTGGGATGCGGACAACAGTGCTTTCACGGTGGCTAATGCTGTTTATTCTGACCGTGGTGGTTGCCATACTCTGGGTAGTTGTGCTGTCAGTAAGTCAGTCACTATTGTAGAAGAAAGTAGTGGTGATGGAACTACTGCGTATGGTGAAGCAACCCGTAGTGTTAAATTCAGTTATGAGTTTGGTGAATATGACGAGTTTAATGGTCCAACCGCCAGCGTAGACGAAACAATTGATGTTAAGTCAAATAACATAGATGATTGTAGTAATACTGTTACATATCACGTTAGTATAAAAGGTTATGAGTGTAGCTGTGAAACAAGTAGATTTGCCGCTGCTCAGGCTAAATTCGCTGAATATGGTGAAGTCGCTTGTACTGCTAGTGCGCAAGCCGCGTATGACGATTTTGTTGGGGCGGGGAAAACTTTACAGAAAACATCTACGTCATATATACAAAATGAGCATAATGGTACAATTGAGATAACTTATGAGTTTTCCGACAAGTTTGAAAGCGGATTTGTAACCGAAGAGAAAATAACCGAGTCATGGGTTTGTGGTGATTTAAAGTCTGATGGAACAACTAAGTGGACCTATACTGTAGATGGAACTATCCGTGGTGTGTGTAGCGTAGAAACTCAACCAGTGGCCCCTCTTACTACCTCTTATGGTTATGCCAACTTAAAGCGTAAGACATATGTTAGAGATGCGACAAATCATACACTTAATTATACTTATGAATTTGATGATGATGATGGGCTTGGATTAGTTGAAATAACTGTCGATACTTCTAAAGGCCCACAAGATTGTGCATATAATTTGTGTACGATAACCTTTAGTGTTCAGGGTCTTGGTTGCACTAGTGTGGCCATGTTGGCTAGTGCTACGGCTGCGTTGGCGACACTAAACGCTATAGACTATGCTCCAGTAAACTCATGTCAAACTTCATATAAAGAGGTTGTAAACAGAACTCGCGGTAATGTTAGTCGAACGTATACATTTACAGATGAGTGTGACGCAACCATTGATGTTACTATCACAGAATCATATGAGCAGGGAAATTGTGAGGATTTAGCGTACAGCGTAAGCGGAGAAATTAAAGGCTCATGTTGGGCGACTGGCGGTGCTATGGCCGCTGCCGAAGCCCTATTTACATCACATACCGCTGCAATATACGCGGTCACATACGGGTGTTTAGCCTCATCTCGTATATCACGCAAGGCTGATAGTGGTGTTATCACTTTTAATTATGATTTTAAAGACTGTGAAGAGGGCTATGAACATGAGCAAACAGTAGACGTTAAAGGCAATGAACAAGATTGTTGTAGTGAAATTACACTTTCTGGTAGTATTAAGCCTTATTGTGACCCCACCACCGGTGAGTCTGGTTCCGTGGCGACCGGTGAAGCTGCATGGGCGGTTGTCTTAGATACTCTTGAAGATGACGCAGAAGAGTATTGTACTAATGAGAATGCTCGGCTGGTTTTGAAAAGCACTCAGGTCTCACGTAATAGAAAAACCGGAGATATAACTTATTCATATACATATAGTTGTTGTGAAACTTGTATAGTTAATGACAGTGTTTTGAGTGAGTCAATCAATATAAGTAGGGAATTCCCTGCTGATGTTGTAGCGGTGATACCAATTCTAGGACGTAGTTGTGGACCATTAATTCAAAATAAAAATACTAAAACTCTGGAAAAGTGTTCTATAGATATAGATATATTAATTTCTAAGCAATGTGGTTGTATATTATCTAAGCCCGGTTGGTTAGAAGAACAAATAGACGCGTTGGTCGCAGACATACAATGTTGTAGTGATGCACCGGGCGGCTGTACTTTACAAACTACATATTTGGAAACAGATAGAGAACAATGGAATCCACACACTGGTAGATACACAAGAAATAAAGTTTATCTATGTGAGTGGTGTTAATAATTATAAAGGAAAATAAATGTCAATATGTTGTGGATATAACGGTGCCCCGTTTATACAAACTACCTTTCTTGGCGCTAGCGTCATGGGATTTTCTAGTCAATTAGACTGGAGTGGTACGGGTGGTGGTTTGCAGGTTGATTTAGCAGAAGATGAGTGCCACGGTGATGCGTTTGACCCACCTGGAGTTGGGTATCCAGTTCTATTTTCGATGGGGGCGTTTTCCTACGGCGGTATTTTGCAAAGTTGGAAAGAAAGCGATAGTGCAACTGATGCAAAGTATTATACAGTAAATGTAAGTGGACCTCGTGAGATTGTGGCCGGATGTCAAGTAATTTTGAATAGTTATAATGGTCCAACTATGGGGGTGCCCAACTTAGTCAACGTATACGGTTGGTTAGAAGCAGCATACGGTGGTTTGTGTTCTGAATCTGGATTCACGGGTGATGTGGACCCTGGCTTAAGTGGGTATTTGACTTATCCTCCTGCTCCTGGTTATGGTGGGGCGTTAAATAGTGAGATGGGTATTCCGTGGAATCTTATTCTTATATCCCTTAATATTTTGTTGAATACGACTGGTAGTACCTACGGAGAAGGGCTCAAGTTTCGTAGCCATAGATATTATGTTGATTTATCTGAAATGCCGTTAATGAGCGGTGTAGTCAGAATACCGGGCGAAAGCATGGATTTAGACTCGCTAATCGCACATGTTTGCCATTTGTCTGGTCGTGACTACTTTTATGAGTTAATAACTATCGGCGATAATGATTGTACTGGTGGTTTATCACATGTAATTAAAGTTCATGTTAGTACACCGCCGTGGCAGAGTTATGATGCTTCCGCCGAATTAGTAGATAGTGCTTGCGGTTCTGATATAGAAGCCAGACTAAGCTTAGGTAAAATTAGTGGTGCTATAGACTCGGCAAGTTGTGTCCATAGTCAAGGCCGTGGTTTAGAGTTGAGAAACGAAGTAACCAATGCTATGATTACGGGCGAATTTAGACAAGATATCTGGCAGATGCCATATTCCGGTGAAGGTGATGGGAATGATACTATTTGGCCATATTGGGGGAAAAACCCAGATGGAACCATTATTATCGGAGAGGAATATTCTGATGGTACATTTCCAGAAGAACAGGATGAAACTGACCACGGACACCATTTTGTCGCAAAGACTGAGCATCTTGGCATTGGAGTTGATTCGTGGGATGTAACCGTGCTGGAATTACAGGCAGCATTAGCAGGAAGAACAGAGTGGGAAGCGTGGTTAGGTGAATTTGAACCAGCAAAATTTGCCCAAATGTATGGGGTATCTGAACAATCAGTTAGAGATAAGTTTGGTGGACACATAGGCAATAGATTAGCTCAAGCTTTAAAGGAGGGAGTGACGCCTGACCAAGCTTTAATGAAAGCATTGGATTTAGTCAATCTTAAAAAAGGTGATGTACAAAACATAGGAAAAGATACTTATGATGAAAAACATAATAAAATTACTATTTTGTTTGACTTTCTTAGAAAATTTGCCCAAGAATACTATGGTAAAAAGTTTTTAGTTAAGTTACCATTCTTGTGCAAGAGATATGACCCTGACACTCCGTGGACTTTTGAGACAAGTTGGGAATGTAGCGATAGTGGTTGGACTGAGTGGCCAGTTTTAGGAATTCCGAATAACCACTGGGTGTTAAATCAATTTAGAACAGATGATGGTAAAATAAGATGCTTTTTAAAGTTTACAAGTAATAAGCCTATGATACTTGATAATTTAAGCAAAGAAGACCATTTTGCTATTGACCTCTATAACGTATTTGTGGCTGGTACTGCTGATGAAATCGTATGGCTAAGTCCTACTGATGCCCGTGTTGTAGTAACTCTCAGTGGTCCAATCAAAAAACATAACCCTTATAACGTATTGCCAGAACATTTACTGGCTTTCGCTTTATTGGGACATATACATGAATTTGATAGAACAAGATTTTTACAACCATTAAAGAGTCCGACAAACGATAAAAGCAATCTTGGTATGGAACAACCATTTCTTATGCCTGTCGCTGCGGCAGTCCCCTTACAAAGTACCAGGCTAGTTTATGGCCCGTGGTTTGCCAAGCCATTAGACTTTGGTGGTTTCAATTTCTTTGTTGGTGGGTCATTTTTCCGGGGTGACGACAAAGGTAAAACCGTATATTCTAGGGAAACTGGCTTTGCACCGTGGCACTTTGGTAATTTTCAATTACTAAACATCTGTGCTTATAATACTGCTGTGTCTATGTTGGGAGATAAGTATGTTGTAGAAATGGGTGACATAACTATACCTGGAGCCCCAACTGGCTCTATCGGGGATTACTTAGTTGCTGGTGGCCCAATTATTTCTAGTATTGATGTACAAATTGGACGTGGTAGCGGGGCAGTCACCACAACATATAGAATGAAGACACACACTCCTGATACAGCGGCAATGGCTAAGTATCGCTTGGAGCAGGTGAGACACGCTCTAAAAGTTGGTATGAACGCTAATCGTATATTTAAGAAATTTGCAATGGAAAGATTGAGAAATCAATTTCAATCTAGACTTGACCAACAATTATTGGCTTGGAAAACTAAAGTCGGTTTATCTGGTACTTCCTCACATGATTTAATGGGTGGACAAGCCTGTGAGGATGCTGATGGTCCTTCACATGATAATGAAGGATATGAGGCTGCGACTCAAGCTGATGAGCCACACGCTGAAACAGTAATGAATAACACCGAAGGTCGTAAAGAACTACTTAATATACGTGGTGATTCCAATGCGTATTATAGACGCCGAGCATACATGGAAAACATTGGTATGTTTAGGCCGTTTTCTACGTTGCCCCATACTAAGAAGGCTTCCGAAGATGATGCATATTTTATAGCTCACTGGCGAGATGACATCAACCATGATTTAATATTAAGTGACGGTGGTGGAACTGAAACTGGTAGAGCGAAATTACCACCAGAAGCCGGTTGTCCAACAGGCGAAGGTGGGTATCTAACTAACAATGTCGATTATTTTTCTCACGAACAAGTTCCCCCAATATTTTGTAAAGAGCATCACCTACCTATTAATATTACGACACTATCTCCATTTTTGTCTAGGGGACGGTCATTACTACCGGGATGGTCAGAGGGCGGTGTATGTATGTCACCTGACCCAGATGCGTCTAAAGGCCATGATATTGAGTATATTGCCAGAGACGGTGTGTATCCGACACACTTGAGTGTTAGACATCCTGGAGACAACTACAGCACAAAACATTGGTATAGAGCGATTGCTTTAAGAGGCCCGTTGGTATTGGCTGGCTGGGGATTTGATATTGATAATAAACCTGTCCCTAACGCATCTACTGATTATCCAAATAATCCAAAAATGCAATTTGAGCAAGATTGGTTACGTAAACCACAAAAATGGATGTGTGGGCCGGTAGACTTACGCTGGGATTATAAGAGAAATGTTTGGACCGCCCCTACTCCAATGAAGCCAGTTAAGTTAGAATTAATTGAACACTTATGTCCGGGCGGGTCGGCAAACGCAATTTTATACAATGACCAAGTTCAGTATGATAATAACGGAGCCCCGTTAGATGTTGACAACGAATGTGAGAAATATGGTTATAAAGTAAAAGTGTTTAGTAACGCTATGTATCCAGTGCCTAAGGGTTGGCATATAATGGCGTACTTTGACACGACTCTAAATCATTATCAGTTAATCAACCATGACCCTCTGCCGATTGTCGTAGTTAATATTACAGAGGATATGCTTTGCGGTGGTGTTGAGGGTGGCGGTGTTATAGTTGGTCCTGCTGGCTCGATGTGCAACTTGGACCCATGTGGTGCTTTATCAGGGATGAGTATTCGTTTGATGAACACACTTAACCAACCAATATGTCAACCACGTAAGTGTTTTGCTTGGATTTGTGGGTTTGAGTGTAGCGAAGAAGGTGAACCCGGTCCCACGCTCGATGACTGTGAGGCAATTTCTCCACAGCCTATTCGCGCACATGGAGTGATATTGCAAGCTGAGTTTAAACCGTCTTGTGTTGTAACCCACTTAGAACTACTAGAGTATAAATGTTGGGCAAATGAACTTTCTGAAGATGAAGATGATATTGTTATTTGGTCACAGGGTGCAGTCGAAGTTTGTGATGATACTACTGTTACATTTACACCAGATTGTCGTCTTATTGTCGATGATGAACATCCTACGGCTTATGTTACTGTGTATAACGAGTGTGAGCTTGATTGCCCTCCTGAGGTTCAATTTACTCCTAATTGTACAATTATACATGAGCCGTATGGTGAGTGTATGGCAGAAGTTGTAGTGACATGTGAATGTGATTGTACGTGTAACTGTGAGACAACAACTGGGACCACTACCTTTTGTCCTTGGGGACCATATTTTGCGGAAGGTATAATACCTTTATATATACAACAGGGCATGGTGCCGGGTGGTGATACTTGTGATTGTTGGTTATTGAACTGTGAGAATAGTTATGCTATCTTGGACATGGCTCAAATTGCCGCTAATTTAACAATGGCTTGTGAACCAACATCGGTAGATTTTGATTGTCAATTAACTGGCTGTGATGATAGTTATGGTGAGGTTGATTTAAGTGACATAGCTAGTAATATATCATTGCTTTGTGAAGAATCTACATTAACCTTTGAAGTAGACGCTCGATTTATTCCCGGTGCGTGTACGCTCACTGTTAAAGTTATGAATAAAAATTACTACGAATATTATTGGTACGCATTATGTATATGCACTAGGGCACTTTGGCACGAGGGTGAATTTGGCCCAGCATCATGTGGTATAAACACTACCCCGGTGTGTGATTTAGATTGTGATGCAATTCAGTGTACCGAACCTACATATACTTGCTCGGCCTATACTCCTAGTAAACCAGTTGGTGAACTTACTGGTAGTTATTTGCGTTGGGAAGGCATTAAAGATGACGATGAATTATTAGTTTTGGAAACAGACTGTACTGAAATTGATAACTCATGCGGTAGTTATTAATATATACAAGGATATAATATGAGCGAAGATAACTGGGATTCTTTGTCTAATGAGTTGAAACGAGTCCCAAAATTAGCGAAAAACTTTGGTAAGGCAGTCATTAAACATACTCTGGATGGCTTTGCGACTGTCAGCGTTGAAGAGTACACCGCTCGATTAAACAAATGTAATGTGTGTCCATATCGACACAACAATAGATGTACTCACCCAGATTGTTTATGCTTGCTTGATAAAAAGGCGTGGTGGGCGTCAGAGC